TCAATTTATAGTATTGCCAATGCCATCCAACATACAAGATGGTAATAGTGTTAGCTATTCGGACGATAGTTTAAATGGATTTGCCGCAGCGGCTGCAGGGGGAGTATTACAAACAATAACTGCTAATGTTACGGAACAATCTGGCAGAGAGCAAGCGAAAGCAGGTCTTGAGGCATTATTAGATTTAGGATTAAGCGAAGAAGTAAGAAACGCAATAAACAGAACAATTGCAGCAGAATCTTTGAATGTGTTTGGTGGAAATGTTACTCCACAACAATTATTAACAAGAGAAACTGGTCAGATATTTAATCCAAACATGGAACTTCTTTTCAATTCTACAACTTTAAGAAACTTCAAGTTTTCTTTTAAAATGACTCCAAGAAATGATTCAGAATCCAAACAAATAAAAAAAATAATTAGGGCATTGAAAAAAAATATGGCACCTGATTATGTGAGTGATAAATTTTTATATACTCCCAATGTTTTCTCATTAGCCTTTAAAAAAGGACCTAGTAATCATCCGTATTTAAATACATTTAAACCATGTTTTCTGACTGATATGGCAGTTAACTATACGGGTGAAAATGTTTATGCTACATATCCAGATGGAGCACCAATATCTATGATTATGGATTTATCATTTAAAGAAATTATACCAATTTATAGTCAAGATTATGATGGAAATGTAGGATCTGCGGGAGTGGGATTCTAAAATGGGATACTTCAGAGAACTTCCAAATGTTGAATATCAATCATTCTTATCGGATAAGAATTCTTCTCAAGATTATCTTTTAGTTAAAAATATCTTTAGAAGGGCTAAAATTCGTGATGACTTACAAAATATTTTTACACTTTTCAACAAGTACGAGATTCAAGAAGGAGCAAGACCAGAACTCGTAGCAGAAGAGTTGTATGGAGATGCAGAACTTGATTGGGTTGTTTTAATATGTGCAGGGATTACAAATATTAGAAATCAATGGCCATTATCAAATGCAGATCTTTACAGATATGCTCAAAACAAATATGGTGATGAAGTTTTAAATTCAGTGCGTTTTTATGAGAGTAAAGAAGTACGAGATTCTAAAAACAACTTAATTTTTCCAGCAGGAAAAGTTGTTGATGAAGATTTTACGGTTTCATATTTTGATGAAAATTTAAATAATGTAATTACAAAAAATCCAGGAATTCCAATCACTAATTATGAATATGAAACTAGATTAAATGCAGAAAAAAGTTTAATCTATATTTTAAGAAATGAATATATTCAACAATTCTTAAATGATAGTAGAGAACTTATGTTATATTCAAAATCTTCTGAGTATATTAATGATCGTTTAATTAGAACTGAGAATACTAACTCAACGAAAGCATAATAATTACCTGTACCATCCAACCAAGGTTTCCCTTTCACCATCAATGAGTTTACTAACTCTATGAATTAAATGTGATTGGAACACAACAAAATCTCCAATGTCTAGTTTCATAGAAATAATTTCACTTCCTCGTTTAAATTCTAATAATGCTCCTTCATAGTCATTTTTACTAGACAAACAATATACAACAGATATCAATCTTTTATCTAAAGGATTTTTGCTTTTCAAAACATCACTGTGCCAATCATAGTGATCTTTTTGATTATAATAATAAGTATATTGGATATCACACTGCCAATCTGAAAGATTGTGATTCCAATTCTTTTCTTTATTTACTTGCCTAACAATTTTAGTTAGAACCTTATCAATTAATAGATTTTTATTTACAGGAATCCAAGAAATTCCACATCTTCTCATCTTTTTATTGAAGTTTTTTTCTTCAGATGCATCATAGATGAAAGATCTAAGGTTATTAGACTCGATTTCAAAATTAAAGGCAGCGTTTAATTCTGGATTTTTAAAATTACCGGTAAAAATTAAGTCTTTTAAATTTTCCATATAAAAAAAAGCCGCCGAAGCGGCTTTATGATCTACTTTATTTAATCAGTCCTCTGCCAACTTTGCAAAGTAGGAGAGGGTATCATCATCCTCATCATCTTCAACCGCAGCAACTTGGCGGGTGGGTTTCAGATTGTTGAGTTCACTACGAAGGTCATCATCGAGTTCTTTATAAGATCCACGAGTATTATCCTCATCGAGATCTTCAGCATCCTGATATTTAGCAGATGCCTTCAGACCAAGAGTATAATCAAGGCGCTTCTTAAGATCCTCGTAGGACTTATATTCAGAAGGACTCAGATACTCGGCAAGAGAATACTGCTTCCTCCAAATTGCTTCAAGGGCATCATCGTCGTTTAGAAGAGCACCAGCAGCGGCGAACTCGGAAGAATCATAGTTGCGATAACCAGCAACATTCTTTGCCTTCAGTTTGAAGTTAGCACCCTGCCAGAAGTCAAACGGATCGATGGGGGTTTCATCTTCAAACTCAGGTTGCATTGCTTCAGAAATCTTATCAAAGATTTTCTTACCATACTTGAAGAGAAACACTTTGCCTTCATTCTCAGGATTAGAAGGATCCTTCACAACGTAAATGTTGGAGACATAAGTCAGTTTACGCTTTTGCTTACGTGCAACTTCTTTGTTAGCATCAACACCAGAATTCCAGAGACCAGAGTTGTGCTCACAAATAGGGCATTTTTGGTTCAGAGAGGTCAGGCAGTTATCAATCAACCAACCACCAGGACCTTGGAAAGCATGAGAATAGACTTTCACGAATGGGAGGTCTTCTCCTTCGGGTGCGGGAAGGAAACGAATAACGGCATATCCGTTACCGCTTTTATCTACATCTAGTTTCCAGATACGATCATCAGCAGTACCACTGGAACTATTCATTTTTTCAACTTCTTTCACCAGTTTTTCGGTGAGAGAACCAAGCTTGGATTGTTTTTTAAGATCTGCGAAGCTCATTTTAGATTTCGGGGGATTAATTGGATTTGTCGGATTTGGTTTTGCGACATCTTTATCATAGGATACCTACGATGGGTTGTCAAGCCCTTAATCAAGATATTTTTTAAGAGATTCAATGGTTTTAAACATGCTATTGAACAAAATATTCATATCAGTTTCTGCTGGAAATCCCATCAAAACAACTGATTTGCGGAGATTCTCTTTCATTTCAACCGCTTGTGGATCATCAGAAAGAGATAATCTGGTATACATAATCTTTTGCTTTTCAAGTAATTCCGTCAGTTTTTCAATATGTTCTAATTTTTCTTCACGGGGCATTAGACCAAAAGATAAGATACTTCCGTAAATTTTTTCTTGCAATTCATTAATTTCTTTTAGTTCTTCTTGAATAATTTCAGAATCAAAAAACCTAGTCATTTAAAATTTCCCGTAAAATTTTTTTATAATAGAACACATCAATATTTATGAATGGGTTATATTTTTTAATTTTTAAACTTACGGTTTCCCACACAGGGTCCAGAAGTTTTTTATCAAACTTATTCCCGAACAGGAAAATTTTATCATAGATCACTAGGGTTTCTAGACTAATCTTCCCGCTCAGGAATTTTTTTAGAATGGGTGGATGACCTTTGGAGCAGTTCAATACATCCTCTAATTTTATTTGAGAGAACAATTCGTTGCTTTGCTCCTTGAATAAGTAAGTCAAACTCTGTTGCCTTCTCATCCAATCTGCGTATGTCCTTTCTCCAGAATTGATAATTTCGCCAATCCATAAGTTTTGTGGGTTGTCTGCAGATACAAAGTTTGATACTAAAAAATCTACAACTTCTTTATCAGAATACTTACGGCTGGTCTTTTCAAACCAGTATTTGTCTTTACGCTTATTAAATGAAGTTATAGATGCTCTTGTTTTTTTATGATACTTAAAATAATCATACTTTGGGTTTGTAAAATGTGATTTCAAACCCAAATAATTTTGATAGACTTCAAAAGGGCTCATCAGATAGGCAATTTAGCACGGGATGTTTTCTTCATAAAATTAAGACGAATTGCGTCCCATTTTAAACGTTCTTTTAAAGGTTTTGAAATTAATTTTGCAATAGTCTCAACCTCAATATTATTGATTTCACAATAATAGCATATTGCATCAATATAATTGATGTTTTCTTCTGCAACTATTTTTTCAACTTCAAGAGCAAATTTTGATGGAGTTAAAAATTTATTTTCTATTGCTTTTTCTAATTCTTTATTTTGTTCCATAGAAGTTAAGTTTATCTCTAACAAACTCTCTAACGTATTGTGTGAGTAGTTTGATGTACTTTGATTTGTCATATTCTTCATAAACAACGGATTCTCCATTTTCACATGCCATAATGATTACAAGTTTTTTAACTGAAATACCAGTCAGTTCGTATAACATACAACCATATGCCATACATTGAACAAAATAATGTTCAATCCACTCTCGTGGTTTTGGTTTTTTAGAAGTTTTGAAATCGATTATCGCTAATTCGCCATCAAACTCGGCAATACAATCGACGGTTCCAGCTATTCCAAGAACTTTGCTGTATAAGGAACCTTCAAGCGCATGAATATTATTTATACGCCTTAGATCTTTCTTCGCAATCTTAAAAAGAAAATCCGGCAACGGCGGAACTGGCGGCAGATCTTTATTGTAAAGGTAATTTTCCACAAGAGAAT